TGCGACGCCAAGAGCCGCCGGATCAGGTGCAAGCCTACGACCGTTACGAGTTGAAGCTATCAAAGCAGGCTTGTCCGCTGGTGAAGGAGTGGGTGGACCACCTGTTTTTCCTCAACTTCAAGACTCGGATCGTGGAGTCGGAATCTGGCAGGGCCAAGGGCCGCGGGGGCAAGGAGCGGGTGCTCTTTACGACCCATGCGGCGGCCTACGATGCGAAGACTCGCTCGGAGCTGGCGGATGAGTTGCCGCTCGAATACTCGAGCATTTCCTCGCTCTTCGGTGCGGTGAAGGCTCCGGTGGTGGCTGCGGCGCAGGTTTATGCGGCAGCGGAACCATTGGAGACCTTTCTCGAGCCGCATGCGGAGGTCGTGAATGCCTGGTTGCTCGCTAAGGGCAAGATCACCGAGGGCCAGACTTGGCGGGACATGCCGCCGGCGCTTCGGGACCAAGTCTCGGCGAGGCCGGAGGATTTCCTCAAGGCGGTAACGAAGGCGGCATAGCTATGACACTTGAGAGGGCATGCAGGGAGGTTTTGGGGGAGGCGGGTGGATTGTATCACACCAAAACCTCCCCCGAGGGTGGACTCGAACGAAGACTGCGGTTGGAGACCTACTCGCCAAGCGACATCCGAGCGCTGCCTCCCTACCTCTCGCCGCGGATCTGCGATGAGATCAACGCCGCCTGCGACCAGTGGCTGGCCTCCCGAGGAAAACTGACAGGAAGAGAATACGCAAAATTTATCAATAACAATCATCATGAATAATATACGACACAGCATGCTGCCGAAACTGGCGGCTTGCCCAAAATACACACCGAAGCCGGGGCCAGCGGGTCCGGCTGCAGAGCGGGGGATAAGAGGAGATGATGCTTTTCGTTTGGGGTTGCAGGGCGACCGCACCAAGATCGACGCGCTGCCGGCCGAAGAACGCCCAGGTATCGAGTGGGCGGTCGCCCTCATGGAGGACTACAAGCGCACCGGCACCATCGAAACTCGGGAGGAGTATCTGGCCATGCATACGCCGGGAATTGCGCACATCGGCACGGCGGACGCGCTCTGCACCAAGCTGGGCTGGGTGGCAGACCTCAAGACGGGGCAGTTACGCGGGTATGCCGAGCAGCTCGCGGCCTATTGTTACGCCATGATGCACATGACTTTCGAGCAGGAATATACGGCCCATGTTCTGTATTGCGACCACCAAGTGGTGAAGAGCTACCGATTCACGCTGGAACAGGCGAAGCAGATCGTGGAACGCATTATTGCCGAGGTGAATGACCCCGCAGCGGAGCCTCGGGCGTCGGAATATTGCGGCTGGTGTGCCAATTACGATTTTTGCCCTGCCGTTACGAAGCCGGTGGAGGAGGGGCTGGCCGTGATCGCGGCGGAGTCCCCTACCCTGTCTTCGATGCTGGAGCGGGTGATGGAGTCGCCGGAAAAGCTCGGGCAATTCGTGGCGCAGTGGAAGGCCGTGGAAAAAGCCATCGCGGAACCTGCTCTTGATGCACTCAAATCAATGCTCGAGGAGGGCCGCGAGGTCGATGGCTGGAAGCTCACCGAGGTCAAGGGCCGCGAATACTTTGATGTCGAGGGGATTCTGTGGGTGGCGCGGGAGACGAATGCGCCGGTGGAATCCATCATCCTGGCGCTGGGGGGCAAGATGTCCGGCAAAGCCTACCGCGAGTGGGCGGCTCAACTGGGCCGCGAACCGCTGAATGCGCATGTGCGCACCGGATCGACAACAAAACAACTCAGACAAGTAAAAACCAAACAAACCAAACAACTAAACTAATATGGACAACGAAAATAGATATGTGAACGAGTCGGGCCGATACCTGTGCAAGGTCAAGGCACCGGGCAATGGCTGGATCGGGGTGTCGGGGAGCGGGAGCGAATTCATTCGTGTGCCGTTGCTTGTGACCGATGCGGGCTCGCAGGAGGGACGCGAGATCGTGTGGCGGGGCTACCTGACGGAGGCCGCGGCGCGGCGGACGATCCAGACGCTCGACGATTGCTTTGGCAAGAACTGGGACATCAAGTCTTTGGCCAGCGGGTTGTCGAGCTTCGCTGGGCAGATGGCACGCATCACCGTGGACTCCGAGGAATACAACAACGAGACCCGGCACAAGGTGAAGTGGCTGAACCCTGCGGAGATGGCTCCGAAGAACGAGGTGGATGCCACGGTGATCGAGGCGTTGGCCGAGCGGCTGGCGAAGATCGACCGGGGCGATGATGTGATGGTGCCAACGCAGGCCAAAACCTCGGACGACATTCCGTTTTAACCATGAAAGGGATTCTGGAATACGACTTGCCGGAGGACGAGGCCGAGATGCGTTACGCACAGGCAGGGCTCGACGCCTTGCTGGTGCTCAATGATCTGGACCAAGAGTGCCGGAGCCGTCTCAAGCACGGCGCCGGCGCGTTTGCCGATCTCGACGACAAGACCATCGAGGCCGTGAGGGCTTGGGTGGTTGGCGCCTCGCAGCGTCGGAATTTGCCCGACCTCATATGACTATCCTTGCCCTCGATCCCGGCACTACCGAGACGGCGTTTGTCCTTTGGGACGGGCGCCGGATCCTCGAGGCCGACCACCTGCCGAATGCGGAGATCCGCCAAATCCTCATCGGCCGCGAATATGACGCGGTCGCCTGTGAGATGATCGCCTCCTACGGCATGGCGGTGGGCAAGGAGGTCTTCGAGACCTGTGTGTGGATCGGGCGGTTCGTGGAAGTGGCTCGGGTGGAGCCGCGCTTGGTCTACCGGCGCGATGCGAAGCTGCACCTGTGCCACTCGCCCAGGGCGAAGGATGCCAATGTGCGGCAGGCGCTCATCGACCGCCTCGGGCCGCAGGGCACGAAGAAGAACCCCGGCCCGACCTACGGCATGCGCTCCCACCTGTGGGCGGCGCTGGCTGTGGCGGTGTATGCGGGTGATGTGAAGGAAAACTAATGTGGATACTACCAAAGAATTTACAGCTATCGAGTGGTGCGCCGGATACGGCGGGATTCATCTCGGACTTAAACGAGCAATCCCAAATCTGCGCGTCATCGCTTATGGCGAGATCGAAGGCTTCGCCTGCGCGAACTTGGTTGCAAAAATGGAAGCGGGACTCTTGGACCCAGCACCTCTCTGGACGGATATTAAAACCTTCCCATGCAACGAGTTTCGCGACCGAGTGGGCCTCCTTGTGGCCGGTTATCCATGCCAGCCATTTTCAGCCGCCGGGAAACGACTCGGCACAGACGACCCTCGCCACCTCTGGCCACACATCGCCAGATCAATACGAGTTATTCGACCTCGACTATGCTTCTTTGAGAATGTCGAAGGACACATTAGCCTTGGCCTCCGAGAAGTCATTGGAGAGCTGGAATCAATCGGTTACAAAGCGGCGTGGGGAATATTCAGCGCGGCTGAAGTCGGCGCACCGCACCAGCGCAAGCGCGTCTTCATCTTGGCCTACGATAAGAGCCAGCGAATACAAGGACACGGGGCCGATTGGCTCCAAGAGACACGATCACATGCTGGGCAAGGGCTACCTCTGCGCGGTGGTGACGCAGGATGCTTGGCAGACCCCCACGACCAACATGGACATGGTGAGGAGCGAGGAGGGAGTCCAGAAGAGGATCGCATTTCGAGCGAGCATCGGGAGGAAGAGCATTCCAGACGGGAACTTAGGCGAGCAGATGCAGCGCCTGCATGGCCAAGCCGCCCCGGCCAACCCCAGCACGGATGGGAGCCGCCAAGGGTTGTGGCAGACGCCAGATGTCGGCAGCACGGCGGGCGGGAGATCGGCGAGGGGCCAATCCGCACCGCACAAGGCGAGCTTGGAGAAGCAATGCCAGTGGGCAACGCCGAGAGTGGGTGGCGAGGAGAAAGCAGAGACGAGATTAGCGAGAGGCAAGGACATTGGACTGCACGGCCAAGTCGGAGCGATGAACAACACAGCCAAGCTCAACCCGCGTTGGGTCGAAACGCTCCAAGGCGTCTGCATGGGGTGGACCTCGCCGAGTTGTCCGGCCTCAGTCATCAAGAACTGGCCGAAATTTGTGAGTGGATGGTGCGCTCTGACAATCGCACCGACGAACTCCGACTCTTGGGCAACGGAGTCGTGCCTGCCACAGCCGAGCGAGCTTTTCGCGTTTTAATAGAAGAACTTATTTAATGCAATATCCTGAGAAAGAGAGCGCCGTCGTCGGCTATATTAGTGTCGCTGGCTTTGCTGGCGTGCCGAGGTCGGCGATTGTGGACCCCGATAGTTTTGTCTCGGTGCTCAATGGCGTTTACTACGCCGCGGCGCATCGCCTCCACCACGCCAAGAAGGCGACGACGGGCACGACGATCCTCGAGGCCATCGAGCGGGATCCGTTTTTGCTGAAGGTGGCGGAGCGGACGGCGCAGGAGTCGGGGATGGTGTGCTGGCGGGATGGCTTGGTCATGGCGGACAGCTCGCTGTCTTGCAACCCGGCGGGTGGCGCCATCGTGTCGGAATACCTGGCTGACATTGCCTCGGCGGCCGCGCAGCGCAAGGCGTGCCGTGTGGGGCAGAAATTGGCCTCGGGGGATATGCCTGTGGCGGAGGCGCTGGAGGAGCTCAAGACACTGGCGAAGCCTCGGGCGTCGATGGTGGGCGTGGAGATGCACACTTTTGAGGAGCTGTGGAGTTACAAGGCGGAGGATGATTCGAGCACGCTGGTGGGGAACCGCTGGCTGTGCCGTGGCGGGCAGCTCCTGCTGCTGGGGCAGTCTGGCATCGGCAAATCCAGCTACACACTGCAGCAGGCGATGACCTGGGCGCTGGGGATGCCGTTTTTCGGCATGAAGCCCAAGCAGAAGCTCAAGTGCCTAATCGTGCAGGCGGAGAACGATATGGGCGACATGGCCGAGGTGGTGCAAGGGGTTATGTCGTATGTAGTAGCCCAATCCAAGATGACGCAACGCGAGGCGGTGGATATCCTGCGGGAGAATGTGATCGTGGCGCGGGTGACGGCTCAGACGGGTGAGGCGTTCACAGAGGTGATCCGGGAGCTGATTGCAAAGCACGGGCCGTTCGACTTGGTCTACGGGGATCCGTTGCTGTCTTTCATCGGCGACGATATTTCCCAGCAGGCGGTGGCCTCGCACTTCCTGCGCGAGCTGTGCAACCCGCTGGCGTTCGAGCATGGGTTCGCATGGGTGTGGAGTCACCATACCGGCAAGCCGCAGAGCGACTCGAAGAGCCGGGCGCATTGGAACGCGAATGACTACGCCTACATCGGCCTCGGCTCATCAGAGCTAACGAACTGGGCTCGGGCGATCTGTGTGCTCCAGACCACGAAACACGAAGGAATCTTCAAGGTTCTCCTAGCGAAGCGGGGCAATCGGGCCGAGGCGAAGGATGAGCATGGGCATCCGACCACGGATATCATTATCAAGCATGCGGCGAGTGGCAAGCTGCATTGGGAGCCCGCGGAGTTGCCCGAGGAGACAGAGGAGCAGACGCAACACAAGGGCAAGGCGGGACGCACACCCAAAATCTCGGCCTACGATGAGGCGGAGATCGTGGCGAAGCATGCGACCTGGCCGCAGGGTGCTCGGGGTTTTTATACCGAGATGACTGCCAAGTATGGAGTCAGCCGGGACACCATCGAGAGGATCTTGCGCCGGTCCAAACAGGGCGCACAAAACCTCAAGGCGGCGTGATCTTTTTTTATTACATCCACATGAAACCAAGTGCCGCAAAATTACCGCAGAATGACCGCAGAATAGAAATTATGCGGCACAGGATAACTGCCGCAAAATTACTGCCGCATAATCCCCCCTTAAAGGGGGGGGATAATTATGCGGTAGTTAATTTTTCGGCGTCGTTATTTCCGTCCTGCTTTTACCGCAAAATAGGTTTGTGCGGCATTTCAACTTTATGAACCACCCCAAAAAACCCATCGACCCGTTTGTCGGCTGCCAAGCCTGCGGCCGCGAATGGCAGGACCACCCAGGCATCTCACACACATGCCAAATGGCCTCGGACCTCGCCGACTATCTCCGGTGGGCGCTCAACCACATCGAGCCGCCCGAATACACCCGCGATATCACCGAGCAGGAAGTCTATTTTCATTCCCTCGAAGAAGCCCGGCGCCTCGTCGTCGAGGCCAGCAACTGGAAAGCTCGACTATGAAACCCAAACGATCCGCCAAACCCGAGACAAAGCACAGCATCGCCACCAAACTGGCCGCTGATTTCCATGTCAGCGTCCAGACCGCCACCCAATGGTTCGATGCCGGTTGTCCGATGGATTACGAGGAGGCCAAGGAATGGAAACTCCAGAAACGCGCAGAAGCCCCGATCAAGTCCGAGATGGGGTCAAGGCCTAATAAGCTGGAGAAAGCCCTAGAACAGGCCGCAGCGTGCGAAGAAACGGTCAACTGGGATGCGATGTCCACGCAGTTCCGCCAGATGTGCGACATCGTGGCCGACTTCTACCTCATGGGCATGACGGTCTCCGCCATCAACACCAAGCTGGGCGTCAAGCCCGCGGTGATTTCTCGCATCATCGCTAACCACCCCGACACCAAGGACAAGGAATCCCAAGTCGCCGCCTCAAGCTGGAAAGATGTCCGACGCCTGGCAGTCGATGCCCTCCGCGACAAGCTCAACGACCCCACCCAAGTCTCCAAGATGAAAGCCGCCGAGCTCAACTTTGTAGCCGGCACCGCTCAAGACAAGATCCGCGACAGCGAAGGTGGCGCGCAGCTCACCATCAACATCAACCAGAAGATCAATGCCCTGTCCTTCGAGGAACTGATCAACAGCATTCCGAAGAAGGCCGATGACATCGATGGTGAGTATGAGATCGAGACCCCCTCGGGAACCAGTAGCGAGGTGGAGAAGCCCCCGGCAAACACCCCGCTCAGTCTCAATAACAAGGCTAAAAATGTAGATGATAGTGACCCAAATGCGTAAGCCATTGCACATCAGCATCCGTCCATTATCTACAAGAGTGGTTATTGGAAGTTATGGCCTCGACAGGGGGGGAGGGGGGTCGGTTCGCTGGCTCCGCAAATTTCCCCCCACTCGTCCAGCCCCCGAAAAATTTTATGAAAAAAGCCCAACCTAACAAGCAAGAAACGAAGCAAGATCAACCCCCTACCCCGCCCGAGTGGCCGAGGATGGGAAAGACCGCGCCAGGGAGACAGCCGCAGAATCCGAGGATTTTGCGGGTCGTCCTCGAGGAGGAGGTCGTCAATGTGCAGGTGCGGTCGAATACCTTCTACCGAGCGAACGAGCCGGTCTTGGTGGGAGTGGACGCCGGCGGAGCGTTGGTGGCGGTGAAACCGAAAACGAACCCGCTGCTGCACGGGGGGTATGAGGGGTGACCTGCCCCACCTGCCAATCTCCCACCCGCGTCGTCTCCTGCCGCTCGGTCGGCGAGGAGTTTTTCCGGCGCCGCCGGTGCGAGAACGGCCATCGCTCTAATACCGCCGAGGTTTTGCACCTCGGCCCCTTCCCCTGGGCGAAGAAACCCGCCCCCAAACCCACCAAGCGCCCCAAACCCGCCCCCAAGGCCAAGCCCGAGTCCACCGATTGGCTCACCCGCATCAACGACAAGCTCGCCGCCCTATGACATTTACCCAAACGCCCCACCCGCTGCTGCCATTTATCCCGCCGGAGCTTTTTGTTTCCGACTTCGAGGCGGCGAAGACCCTCTTGGCCGAGAGGGAACGCCGCATTGGATTGGAAAAAGAGGACCCCATCCGCTACGGCTACGAGCCAGAGCACTGGACCAAGGCCGAAAAGATCGCCAAACGCTACCGCGACCTCTTGGTCCTCGGCGGCAACCGCTCCGGCAAGTCCACTTGGGCGGGAAAAATGGTCGTCCGCACCCTGCTCGAGAAGCCCGCGAGCCGCGTGTGGTGCTTCCAGACCACAAACGACAACAGCATCAGCATGCAGCAGCCGATTGTGTGGAATTTCATGCCCGCCGAGCTGCGAACGGCCAAGCGCAGCAAGATCACCAACATTTCCTACACGCAAAAGAACGGATTTTCCGAAAATACCGCCGTCCTTCCGAACAAATCGCAGGTCTGGTTCCGAAATTACGCCCAAGACATCACCACCATCGAAGGCGGCGAGATCGATCTCGCCTGGTGCGACGAATTAGTGCCCCTCGACTGGCTTGAAACCATCCGATTCCGCCTTCTCGACCGAAATGGCATCCTCCTCGTCACATTTACCCCCATCGAAGGCTACAGCCCCACGGTAAAAAATTATCTCCAGGGCGCGAAGACGCTCGAGGAGTGCGATGCCG